CCTTATAGGCAACAATAGTTAATGGGTAGCCCCGCGCAATACTATTTAGAACCAGACTTTCTTTTTCTGATGCTCTGGAATAATGCGTGTCAGTTTAATCACAAGAAGACCATCATCAAACTCAACTTCGGTGACTTCTACATCATCAGAAATCGTCCATACTCTGGTGAATGACCTTTTTCCAAGTCCCTGATGTAAATATTCACCATCTTCTGTGGAGTCTTTTTGACCCTCCACAAATAACTTATTGTTTTCTGTATAAACAGAGATTTCTTTTTTCTTAAATCCAGCAAGAGCAATCTCAACTCTTGTGGCAGTATTACTTTCTTTAACTACATTATATGGTGGGTAGTTTGACTCTGTTTGATGTAGAGAGTTAAACCGATGAAACCATTCATCCATACCAATGGAATATTTGTCAATATCATTGAGAAACTTCTCAATGTTTCCAGCATTATATTTTGCGAGTGTTGGGTACATAATCGTTCTCCTTAAAAGCAAGAGTGTATAAAACATCAGACCCGAAGCATCTGATGTTATGATTATATATCATCACATACAAAAAAAGCAGGTGTGGATAACCTGCCTCTTTTTATTCGGTTTCTGCTGGTTTTACCTTTTTTCCAATATTATACTTTGTTTCCAAAATCCATTCACCTTTTTCTTTATAAGCAAGAACTTTAATTTGATTTAACGGCGCGATATCAGTAATCTTTTCTGGTTTTACAATCGTAACTAATCCCCAATCAGCGATCAATTGAACAATACGATTGCGTCTTTGTATATCATTTGCTGTTAGATTTGCGTGTTTGCCATCTAATGCAAAAAGTTCTTTAAAATGAACAAGATAATATCTGCCTTGTTTGTGTAGAATATGACAAGACTGATATATTTTCTTTTCCTTACGTGACGCAACTCCAATACGTGTCAAAGTCTCACGAACTTTTAAAAAGTCATCAGGTTCATTTAATAGAACCTCAACCATCATATCAGGTGTCCATTTCACTTCTGGTTCTTGTACGGCACTCATTTCATTCCTCCAGTCTCAAATTTAGATTTAATAAAGTTAATTTGTTCTTTTGTTAATATTTTTAGGGATTGTTGTGCCTTTTCATTATTATATTGATAATAACGTTTGACATATTCAATATCCTTAATCGTATCTTTACGAAGCCAAGGAGAAAATCTCTTCTTAGTTCTAAGAATATTTATAAAAAAGTCGTATTGTAACTTTTTATCAAGGTTGGGATTTATATTCATCTCATTTGCATACATTATGCAATCAATATATCCAGAAAGACAATGATTAATCACATAAGGAGAATATTCTTTTTCAAGTGAAGGATCTTTATCGATTAAATTCCTTTTTGTCTGGTTGATTGACTTTAACCAATCTTTGAGTTCAGTCATCAATCAGACCCTCTTTTTTCAATCTATCATAATTATAGCATCCATCAAAAGCAAGTTGAATTTTTGGATTTTTGTTATAATTAAAAAGCAACAGTTCTTTTCGTTGTTTTTGATCTCGCATATATTCCCCCACAGAACGCATCGTATAAGTCAAATCAAACTCGGCGGCATTCCAGTTCTTAAAGCGATCCTTTACAAGTTGATCTGAATTATAACTTATCAACTGATCCATATCGTTATTATCGCAATCAGCAGCAAACTTATCGTGATCAAATCCTTTGTGCATTGATCCTTTGTTGCCATAGAGATTATCCTTAATGTCATAAGGAGGATCAAGATACATAAAAACATTTCTGTTTCCGTCCATCATATAATCATAAGAAAAATTGCTGATACGCCATTTGGATATAATTTTCGAATAATCCGGTAGTTTCTCAATACCACGCATACTGAAATTGGCATTAGATGCCTGCGGTGAGAATGAGGAACTTTCGGTAAGACCACTAAAAGAGCACTTATTTACAATATAAAATGCAACGGCACGATCAAAATTATTTACAGAAATATCATTGATCTTAACTTTACTTGAAAGAAATAATGTCTCTGCCGATACTGGATCGTTATGACTTGATTTTAAATCTGCCAGAGCATTCTTCAACTCTGTTCCAAACATTTGAAGTTGCTGCCAGAAATTCACCAGAGGTTCATAAAGATCATTTGCCCAAATAGTTAAGTCCGGATATTTTTTAGTAATATGAATTGCCACAGATCCACCACCAAGAAATGGTTCTCTAAACTCCTTATAGTCGCGGAGGTCTGGAAAAAAAGGATCCATCTTGGTGACCGCTTTACTTTTGCCGCCTGGGTAGCGTAATGGAGTTTTGAATGCTTTCATTTAAAATTACTCTCAATCATAATTTCGGTAAGAGCAGCAAGTAAGTTAATCTCTTGGTCTGCTACAAAATTCGATTGGTATTGATATTTTGCCACAATAAGAACGCAAGCAGCAATACTGGGACCATCCAGATGTTCATATAGAGCATCATACACCATACGAAGAATACTACTGGCATCATTATCAAGGTTCGCAACAATCCATTTACGAACTTCCGGAAAGTTCTTTTCTTTGAGATGTTTAATGAGATCATTTACTTTTATATCAGAGAAGGTGGCAAGAATTGCGGAGTCTATTTTACCAGATACAGAATACCTTTGGCATTCGTTCAAAACTCTTCTGTAATCGGGAAAATGCTTATTTATCAGTTGAACGAGAACCTTATCATCTGACTCAACTTTTTCTTGATCCAGGATCTTTTTGAGCCTTTCGAAGAACTTTGCTGCGATTTTTGGTCGGTCTTTGGACTTGATACCAAACTCGACAACGGCACATCGGGAGTGAAGTGGTTCGATGATTTTGTTTTTGTAGTTACAGGTGAAGATGAACCGGCAATTACCATAAAATGCCTCAATATTTGCCCGTAAGAGGAGTTGAACATCGTTCCCTGTGTTGTCACTTTCATCTATGATAATAATTTTGTGTTTGGCAGACCCCAAAAGTGAAACGGTCGAAGCAAAATTCTTTGCCTGGTTTCGTACTGTGTCGAGAAATCTTCCCTCATCAGATCCATTAATGACATAATAATCTGCTCCCAATTCTTCACATAACACTTTAGCAACAGTAGTTTTACCTATTCCTGGAGGTCCACAAAAAAGCAAATTTGGAATTTCCCCTTTCGAAATAAAATCTAAAAATGTTTTTTTGATATCATCAGGAAGAATACAATCTTCAATTTTATGTGGTCGATATTTTTCCACAAACAAAAAATTTTCACTCATCAATAAACTCCATTCATTACATTCCAAATACTTTTTTGACTTTTGCCCATAATATCAGCAATCTTTCTTTGAGACAATCCTTGATCTGAAAGATTTTTAATTTTTTGCTTTATACTATCCTCCATTTGAACTACTGCTTTTTTTGGATTTAATCTTCCAATATGAGATCTTCTTGTGTTTTCTGAACGAGGCAACCATCTTAGGTTTTCGACTTTATTGTTGGTTTTATTTTCATCAATATGATCTATACACCAATCCTTACCCTTTGGTTTTTTATCCCCCCAACATTCTACCACAAGTTGATGTAATCTTTTACCTCTAACATTAACATAACCATCTCGTTTTTCAAGTCTTCCAATAGGTTTTACATTTAGAATTTTTCCACAAGCACTAACATAAATGTCAGGATAAGTTTTTGATTGCTTGTAAGTAATTCCGTCGAGTTCCATTAGAAGATTTATAACTAATATTATTTATAACCAAACTACATTTAGTGTAGTTTGGAATAATCATAATTTTTTCTCAATCTCAAATTTTTTACCTAGTTTCCATCCTATAGCACATTTATTACATTCTTTTCCCACACATTCCCATCCACTATGGCATTTCTTGCATCCTTTACCCCCACAAACATTACACACAGGATGACTATCCATCACTTACACCCAAGATGGTCGCCTTTCTGGCAGGCGAAGGTAGTTGTCCTTCACCCAAGGTTTGGATGCGACATACATCTTATAAGCAGTAAAAGTGTCAATGCTGTCGTCAAGTTTATATTCATCGGGCATCGCACGGGCAAATGAGGTCACTTTATCAATCTTACCTTTGGGAAACAAATAGTATGCTTGTAATAAGGTATTATAGCACGAGTGTGTTTTATTATACCGCAAAGTATATTCATCACACAAGTTCATTCCCCATTTGATTAACCAATAGGCATTATCAATGGTTTCTGCTGCCCACTTGGTGCAGGGATGATTACGGAAGGCACCCTTATCGGTCTTGTAGGGGGTTCCATCGGTCTTGGGCAGAGTTCCGTATCCATTCCCCCATTTCTCTGATGCCACTATGGAGAGCATTTGACAGCACTCTAAGGGCATTTTTACTATGTGTTTGTCAGGAAGACAAACTGCACTTTCGGCAGGAAATGGGGAAGTGACGAAGATGTTCATTCAAATGTAGAATCGGGTTCCATAGGAATATAATAGTTCAAATTATATCTTTCGTTTGTAAATTTTGATAAAAGTTTAGAAGAAAGTACAACATCATAAGATGCAGGAAT